AGGCTGCCGTTGAGGCGGCGAAAAGGGCCCTCTCGGAGTTCGTCACACGGAACAATATGTACGACGTAAACCTTGAAGTTACAAAGTTCGCTTCCGTGTGCGGATATGCCGGAAGACTTTTTTATATCGACAGGCACGGTGACGAGCGCGTGATGGTCGTGCCGCCGTATGAGACTATCGTGCTGGCACGGGACAAGATTCAAGAGCCTGACTACGCTGTCCGGTACTACGCAACCACAGGCATCTCCGGCGCAGAGGTGTGGCATGCGGACGCCTACGACGGGCACAGCGTGCATCATTTTGAGGGCGCTCTCGGTAATTTCCTGCGCTCCGGAGAGGAAGAGCATCTCTTCGATTTCTGCCCGCTCCAGGCAATCCCGCTGAATGGCGAGATGCTTAGCAGCGCGGAGCGCGTCATGGCGCTCATCGATGAGTACGACAAGACCGTATCCGACAACGCAAACGACGCTGAGGGCAATACGCACGCGCTGCAGGTCCTCGACGGCATCGGCGAACTTTCCCAAGCACAGCTTGCGGAGGTGGAGCGCGCCGGTGTACTGCAAATCAGCCCCGGCTATGCGAATGAATCGCACAGGGTCTACTACCTCACGAAAGACATCAATGACGGCTTTAACGAGCATCACCTTGACCGCCTCGAGAGAAATATCTATCGCTTCTCCAAAACGCCGAATCTGAACGACGAAACCTTCAACGCAGCATCGGGCATCAGCCTTAAATTTAAACTCACGGCCTTTGAGGCAAAGTGCGGCGCTTTTGAGGCGAAAATGAACAGCGCGGACATGTATATGTTCCGGCTGCTCGGCTCGGCCTTTATGAAAAAGAGCATTCCCTTCGACTACCTGCAGGCGTATGTCGAATACAAGCGGAATTTCCCGGTCGATGTGCTCTCGGAGGCGCAGGCCGTACAGGCGCTTATCAATGCAGGCGTGCCGGATGAGATTGCCTACAATCAGCTCTCTGCGGTCGACGATATCGACTACTTGCTCGCGCTGAAAGAGGAGCGGCAGCAGGACGCGCTGAACCTTTTCGGGAAAGCCCCTGAGAGCGACGAGACGGCCAAGGAAGGCACGGTAGGCAAAAAGGGCATGAGTGTACCACCCGAGGGCGGTGAAGCTAAATGAGCGGCACAGGCGACGCGCTGAACCGGTACTTGAGCACCGTCCGGAGAATCGAAGAGCACAGAGAACAAAGCGCCGTGAAAGAGCTCAAAAAGCTTTATCGGCAGCTCATGAAGGAAATCGGCGAGCGTGTCGCTGAATCGTATGCGCGGTATGCGAATCCGGAAACGGGCGCGATTGACTATGCTGTGCTGCATCGTGACGGCATGGACGCAAGGCTCTTAGAAGAGATCATGCGGAGCACCGGCATTGCGTCCCTGGAGGAATGCAGGATCATAGAGCAGCTCGCCAAAGAGAGCTACGCGAAATGCTATGACGGCATGGTGTCTGCGGTGCAGCGCGCTGCGACCGATGATGCTCTGCAGGAGAGCCTCCAGACAATCCGTGCAGTCGCTCCGGAGGTAATCGCGGAGGCAGTGCACAATCCCGTGAGTGGCCTCACGCTTGCCGACCGTCTGGAGAAGAAGCGCGGAGAGATCATCTACGGCATAAAGCAGTCAGTCGGTGTGGGGCTAAGTCAGGGAGACCGCTACGACACGATGACACGGCGCATCGCAGAGACCCTTGCGGGCGCAGACGGTGCAGGCGGGTATTACGGCAAAGCGGTCCGCATCGCAAGGACTGAGGCGCACAGAGTCAGAGAGGCCGGTAACAGCGACGCAGCGGCAATGCTGCAGGAGAAAGCCGCCCTTGCGGGTTACCAGATGCTGAAACGCTGGAATACCATGAAAGATGAGCGCGTCCGGCCAAACCGCAGATACAAGACAAAGCACGGGTGGAAGAGCGGTAAGCCCGGCTTTTATAATCATGCGGCGATGGACGGCGTAGAGATCCCGCTCGATGAGGATTTTAAGCTTCCGTCCGGTGCAAGCGGCCCCGCGCCCGGCAAAATGGGTGTCGCGGGAGAGGATATCAACTGCCGCTGCTTTTTGACCTACCGGATGGAGAAGACGACGCGTGAGTCTTGGCAGCAAAGCTTTGAGGCTGGGGCGCAGAAATACAGGAGTCTGGATCGGGAAGAAGGGGGAGCGTATCCACAGAGGAGCGCGAAAAATCCGAATTGGGAAAAGTGGGTTGTGACAGATAGAATCGTGACCTATACATCCCCAGTCTATGTGTCAGAGCGCGTGAGTATTAAGCCCAAGGAGCTCCATATTTTTTATCAAGACACGAGAAAAGCTATGCAAATGTTTGGCGTTCCCTTGACAGAGATGCCGACGCTGATTATAGTGGCAGTAGACGAATTATATGACGCAGCAGGTGCATATGACTCCGTGGATAATACCGTGAAGTACATCTGGGATCGGGACAATGTTTCGCCAGAAGAGCGGTTGGGTGTGATTATTCATGAAATGTGGCACCGGCGTCAGGCATATGACGCTGTTCGAGAAGGCTGGACAATAACGCGTGAAAACGAGAGCGCTTATATTGCCTGGCTTGCAGAAAAGAGTCGAAAGAGAATGGCGCGTTTGGGCGTTATTAATGCCGAACAAGCCGCAAAGATTAGCGATTATGCACGCAGAATGTTTCTAATACATCGCTTCGACGAAGTAGAAGCAGAATTTGAGATGAAGAATGCGCTGGAATCAGCAGCGATGCAAAGACGCATAAAGCGGGAAAGGAGGTTTGAATGAGAATCAAGTTCACCGAAGAAGAGGAGCGAATGTTTGATATGGTCATGCCCTACGCCGCTCAGAAAGGAGGGGGCATTCGCCCCGATGCGCCTCCGGAGATTCAAGCTATCTATGCCAGACTCGTTGAGATAACCAATCAATATCTGACCCCGTGTCATCTACCTGATAACTGGACCACAGCGAAACCAACTGAACAACAGTAACACAAGCACAGTCATAGCGGCTGTGCTTTTTTGATGCACTGGTGGGCGCACCGGCGGACACTCCGGAAGGTGGGAAAGAGGCGCGCACTCCGAAAAACACAAGTGGGCTATCGAAGATAGCACTCAGAGAGGAGCAGTATGAAGAAGACGAAACTGGATGAGCTTTTGAAGAGCGGAGCGGTCACAGAGGAGGAGTATAAGGAGCTCCTGCCGACCTGTGAGGATGACACCGGAGAACCGGACGGCGGAGAGCCGGATCCGGAAGACCCGCTCGCAGGACTTGATGAGAAAACGCGGGCAGCTGTCGAGAAGATGCTGCAGTCGGAGCGAGACCGCGCGGCGAACCGCGTCGGCAACGCGAAGAAAAAGGAGCTTGAGGACAGCAAGCGGCAGTACGAAGAGCTGAAAGCCGCTCTGGAGGAGCTCAAGAAGGCGAAGCTCACCGAGGATGAGCGGAAGGAGCTCGAGCGGAAGGAAGCCGCAGACAAGCTCGCGGCGCAGCAGAAGGAATTCGCGGAAATGAAGAACCGCTACCTCGCAGCGCAGGAGTTGAAGGCCGCAGGCCTTGACATCGCGGACGATATCGTCTCTTTGGTGCTCGGCGCGGATGAAGACGACACGAAAGCGCGTGTCAAATCCTTCGCGGATCTCATCGACAAGCTTGTCGCCGATAAGGTGAAGGCGCGCTTCCAGAGCGGAGGCGGCGAGCCGAGAAAGGGCGGCAGCGCAGTGGACGCCAAGGGCAACCCCTGGGCGAAGGGAAACATCAACTACTCGAAACAGATGGAAATTTTGGCGACAGACCCCGAGAGAGCAAAGGCCCTCATGGCGGCAGCTGACGCCAACTAACGAAGGGAGATTAGATAAATGGCAATTACGAAGTTTGCAGACATGGTAATCGTACCGGAGCATTTCACCACCTATGTGAACGAGCGAACCACGGAGAAGTCTGCGCTTGTGCAGTCCGGTGTCGCGACCCCGGATGTGCGGGTTGCGCAGGTGATTAACGGCACGCCGCTGGGCGGCAACATGGTTGTGATGCCGTTCTACAAGCCGCTCTCCGGAGACGATGAGGTCTTCGGCGAGGACGCGCTCACTCCGGACGGCGTGCAGCCGGGAAACGAGCGCGCTACGCTCCTGATCAGACAGAAGTCGTGGGGCACGACCGACCTTGCACGCGTGAAGGGCGGTTCTGACCCGATGGCGGCAATCATGAGCATGGTCTCGGACTGGTGGCTCGAGAGAGAGCAGGCCATTTTTATCAGCGTGCTCAAGGGTCTTTTCGGCGCGTCCGGTGCGCTGGCCACGAAGCACCTGCTGGACATCTCGACGCAGTCCGGTGCTGACGCCGTGATTGGTGTGGATGCAACGCTTGACGCAAAGAACCTGATGGGTGACGCGTACGGCAAGATTACCGCGGTCGCTATGCACTCCGCGACCTATACGAAGCTGCAGAAGCAGCAGAAGATTGAGACGGAGTACTCGAGCGACCTCAAGGTGAAGATTGACACCTACCTCGGCTACCGCGTCATCGTGGATGACTCGCTGCCGGTGAACTCCGGTGTGTACGACACCTACCTCATCGGCGCAGGGGCGTTTACGAGAGACAGCGGCGCACCGAGCGGCCTTATTTCGACTGAGACCGATCGCGACAAGCTCAAGGCCGAGGATTTCCTCATCAACAGAAAGGCTTTCGTGCTGCATCCGAACGGCGTTTCCTTCACGGGCAATCCGACGAAGGCATACGCGACGAACGACGACCTTGCGACGGCAAGCAACTGGCAGCTGGTGAAGGACGCAAAGAACGTCCCGATCGTGTGCCTTCGCCACAAGATTTGAGGTGAGTCATGAGCGCGACATTTTTCAACCTGCGGCGGCGACAGGCTGCCG